ATACGTTCTTATCCAAGCGAATATGGGTTAACAAGTAAGAATTTATTGTTATTTTTTAATCAGAAAAATACTCTTTTAATATTGACTAGATAAATACAATACCATATACTATAAGAGTTAATATAGTATGTGAATGGCACATACAAACATAAAACAATAGGCTAATAGGCAACAAGGAAATTAAACAATGGCATCACTAGCAGAAATCCGTGCGAAACTTAAAGCACAAGAAACACGTTCCGAACGAGGAACAAGCGGCGGCGATAACGCAATTTACCCACATTGGAATATCCCAGAAGGAAGTACTGCGGTACTACGTTTCCTTCCGGATGCAGATCCTAACAACACATTCTTTTGGATGGAACGACAAATGATTCGTTTACCATTTAGTGGCATTAAGGGTGATATGAACTCTAAGCCAGTAACTATCCAAGTACCATGTGTGGAAATGTGGAATGAAACTTGCCCGATACTTTCAGAAGTACGTGTATGGTTTAAAGACAAGAGTCTTGAAGACATGGGACGCAAGTATTGGAAAAAGCGTTCTTATATTTTCCAAGGCTTTGTTACTGAAAATCCAATGGTTGACGACACAAGTCCAGAGAATCCAATCCGTAGATTTGTTATCTCTCCAAGTATCTTTAACTTGGTAAAAGATGCACTAATGGATCCAGATATCCAGGAAATGCCAACAGACTATACAGCAGGACTGGACTTCCGTGTTACTAAAACTACAAAAGGGCAGTATGCAGACTATAGCACAAGTAAGTGGTCCCGCAAGGAAACTGCTCTTGATGAAGTTCAAATGGCTGCTGTTGAGAGTTTTGGACTGCACAACTTAGCAGACTTCCTCCCTAAACAGCCAAGTGAAGTAGAACTTCAGGCTATTAAGGAAATGTTTGAAGCAAGTGTAGATGGTCAGCCTTATGACACAGATCGTTGGGGTCAATACTATCGTCCATATGGCGTTAGTGTTCCGGATGCTCCAACAGCACCAGTAGCAGTTGCGGCTCCTGCTCCAGTAGCTGAAGCGGCCCCGGTTGCTCCAGTAGCTGCACCAGTGGCTGAACCTGCTCCAGCAGTTGAAGCACCAGCAGAAGGCGGCAAGAGTGCAGAAGACATTCTTGCAATGATTAGAAGTCGACAAAAGACTTAATCGTAAACTGGGGAAGATGATATGCTGTCTATCCTAGATCCTATCATCTTCCCTGACGATTGTCTTATATTAAAGTCGCAAGATCATTACATTTACCCTATCTTTAAGAATGGCAGTAGTAGCTTAAAGCAAAGCGGCTATACTGTGGTATCCCCTGACGAATATGCTGATATATCTGAGGTAACAGTATTTGTTAGAGAGCCCTTTGAAAGATACCTATCTGGTGTAAATACATTTGTACAACATAATCCAGCATACCACCAAGAAACATTAGTGCATATTATTAGTGAAAACTTGTTTTTAAATAGGCATTTTTGCTTACAGTTCCATTGGCTAGTTAACTTACAAAGATTCACACAAGCACCAGTAATACTAAAGCCCATGTCTGAATTAAACCATGTAATAGAATTACATAATAATACATCTAAAAACAAGAGTTTTAGAGAAGTATTTGAAAATCATGCTAAATTACATTTTTACTTGGCATTAGACAAAGTTCTTTTTTATGATTTGATTGGACAGACTGTAGATTTTAAACAAATACTAACAACATTAAAACAAAATTATCCAGATACTTACACTGAAGTAATTGAAAGATCTAAACAGATATGCAGTGTCCTAGACTAGATCACTTTGTTAGATTTAATACAAACGGTTCAGTAACATGCTGTGGTCATATGGTTAAACCTCAAGGATTTAACGACATTAATCAACTACAGGAAAGTGAATGGATAGAATCACTAAAAGATAAGTTTTTTACTGATCAATGGCCAGACGAATGTATAAGGTGCCAACAAACTGAAGAATTAAGCCAAGGTAGTATACGACTAAATGCTATTGACACACACAAGAAACAGACAAAAACAGACTATCTTATAGTTGGCGGCACGTTAGATAATACATGTAACAGCGCATGCCAAACATGCAATAGCGGATTAAGCACCCTAATAGGTAAGTTGGACAAAACAAACAAGGTTGTGGATAACGCATCTAAGTTTTGGGATTTGCCACAAGATAGGATTGTGCATTTAGACATTAATGGCGGAGAGCCAAGTGTTAGTCAAAACTACCAACACATACTAAAGAACTTACCACCTAATTTAACAAATATTCGAGTTAATACTAATTGTGCGAGTATACTACATGAGTTAACAGATATTGCAAACTCAGGAGTTCACGTAACTGTAACAGTTAGTTTAGACGGCATTGCTAAAGTGCATGACTACGTAAGATGGCCTATTGCATGGGATAAATTTTATAGGAATCTTATGATATATAAAAGCATGCCAGTTGAGCTAAACACTTGGACTACAGTTAGTGCTCTTAACATAGGAAACTTTTCTGAAATACTAAACTTTACCGAAACACATAAAATAGACCACAGTTGGGCATTGTTGCGTAATCCAGATCCATTTAACGTAATGTATAAGAATACATACACTGATGTCGACGTTCCTGATGTTATTAGGCCACTAGTAGCTGTTAATAGAAACAACCAATCTGAGATACAAGCATACATAGATCTACAAGACAATATTAGAAGTATTAATATTAAGGACTACTTAATATGAAATGCTTTGCTAAATTAGAGTGTGATCACTTAGGAAATATTCAGCAAGAGTTATTGTCTATTATTTGCGAGAACGTTGATATTAGAGAAATTAATGGCTGGCATTTTTTAAAAAAACAAGAATTAGTTAAAGCACCAAGTGTTTTACAATTATTTAAAAGTTTAAAACTTGCTGTACAGGATTTTAGTATTACTGTACTACGAGATAATTTAAATTTACATATTGATGCACTACCACAAGTAGCTAAGATTAATATACCTGTCTCTAATACACAGGGATGGAGTAATATTTGGTACGATATTACACATGAACAACTGCAATCTTGTCCAACAGTAACAGTGCATGGCTCTACACATGAAGATGTAAGCGGGCTTAATCTTCCTGAAATAGATAGAATAGACGATTTAGATAAAATTATAGTGTTTAACAGTAGGATCCCTCATAGTGTTACTAAGTATGTCCCAACTGTACTACCAAGGATAGTTGCTAGTTTTACATTTATAAATCAACCAATGGAGTTATTACAATGAAGATAGCAATTACAGGCCACACCAGCGGTATAGGGCAAGCATTGTTTAACATCTTAGAGAAACGTGGTCATGACATGACTGGGTTATCTAAACGCACTGGACATAATATCCGCACTATACCCAAGATTGCTACTTTAGTTGAACCATGTGATTTGTTTATTAACAACGCACAGGTAGGGTATGCACAAACTGAGTTACTGTATGATGTTTGGCAAAAGTGGCGTAATGTATCCGGAAAAAGCATCTGGTGTATTAGCACTATGATGACTCGACAGCCTGTTGACCCGCCTATCCCAGGTCAAGAAGAAATTGCAATAAGTCAATACCGCACACAGAAACGAGCATTAGAGGAAGCAGTTAACCAATTACGTGCAAAGTCAGGTAGTTGCAAGATAACAATTATTAGACCAGGGGGAGTGGCTACACTTGATGGGCAAGAACCTGATGATAGATTATGTGATGTAGACGAGTGGGCAAATCTTGTAATTGATACAATAGCAAACGCAGATGCACAAGGTATGCAGTTTACAGAACTGTCATTAGGCAAGTCACGCAGAGTAGTGGGTGTATGAAACCAAAAGACTACCTAACTAATAAGAAGTTCTGCCCTATGCCCTGGACTGGGTTAATGTATAATGTTGACGGAAAGGTTAAGAATTGTATTCGTAGTGCTAATGAATTAGGCAATATAAAAGACACTGATATTAAAGACATACTTACGGGTACACTAAACACACAAACACAGGATAATATGCAATGCGGTAAACCAGGAGTTAATTGCAGTCCTTGTTATAATTTAGAAAAACAAGACAAGACAGTTGATATGTCGATTATCAGTGATCGTGTGTTTTATCTCAAAGAGCTACGTGATGTTAGTTTAGATACTTACGACACTACCGGAACGCATGAATTACATACTATTGACGTTAGGTGGAATAATCTGTGTAACATGGCATGTGTGTACTGCGGTTCGCAGTTTAGCAGTAAATGGGCTAGTGAACTAGGTAAGAAAATTAGCACTCCAACTGAGCAACAACAACAAAACTTTAAAGATTACATATTCAGCAATGCTAAACAATTAAAACATGTATACATGGCAGGGGGAGAACCCTTGTTAATGAAAGAAAATATTGAACTACTGGAACTTTTAAAACAAGTTAACCCAGATGTTAATTTAAGGATTAATACAAATCTAAGTAAGGTAGACACAAATGTATTTAATTTAATCTGCGGATTTAAGGATGTACATTGGATAGTAAGTTGTGAAACAACTCACAAAGAATACGAATACATTAGGCATGGCGGATCCTGGACTGACTTTGAAGATAATTTGATTACCATTCAAAAACTTAATCACCGTATTTCTTTTAACATGCTACATTTTCTTCTAAACTATAACTCAATATTTGCATGTGTTGATTACTTTAAACAACAAGGTGTTCATAATAATAGTTTTATCATTGGTCCTATGCTAACACCGCTATACTTAAATATTTGCAATTTGCCTGATAATGTGCTACAATCTATAAAGTTAGAACTAACAAAGCGAATAAATGAACACCCTGGCTTTTTGCTTGAAAACAGTTACAGGAATATGTTAAAATATTTAGATACCCCGTTTGAAAAGAATTTGTCTCAGTCTTTTAAAGAACTCCATTTAATGGATGCACGAAGAAATTTAGATAGTAGTAAGATTTTCCTAGATTTATATAAAGTTGGAAATAATTAATGTCGATAAGCAAGTTGTATATTTCGTTGTTTCAAGACCCTGATTGGCCTATTGAAGCAGTGCCAGTGTTTACAAAAAAAGATTTGTCAACAGCAATCAAGGCAGATACTAGTTTAATATGT